TTTCGGGAAAGACCCAACCACCCGTTTTTGTGTCAGGTACAAGAGTATTCAACAAAGTCCCCTTTTCAGCTCGTTGTAGGGCTTTCTTTTGCTCAGTGGTAGAAAGTATCACGGGAGCGATAAAAGTGACCACAAGAGCCACCAAACAAGCCGACAAACAGAAACATTTTGTCGTGGGGTTCGTAATTGCATTGCTTGCAGGTGTTCTTGCCGGCTTTTGGGGTGGTCTTAGTGCAGGATGCCTTGCAGGTGCTACAAAAGAATGGTGGGATGCAAAAGGACACGGAACGGCAGAGGTTATGGATTTCGTCTTCACTCTTTTGGGGGCTATTGTTGGTGCATCGGTTGCCGTGTTGCTGATGATGCTTCTTGAAGTAGTCTTACCCTTAATGCTTATGTAGTATGGCAAAGGTTGTAGAAGCACAAATTCAAAGCCTTGTGTTTGATGATAAGAACTTCAACAAAGGCACAGAGTACGGTGAACATCTGATGGATGACAGCTTGCGAAAGTTCGGTTTGGGGCGTTCAATCCTAATTGATAAGAACAACCGCATTATTGCAGGCAACAAGACGGCTGAAAAAGCTGGAGAATTAGGCTTTGAAAAGGTCGTGATTGTTGAAACAGACGGCAGTACAATTGTTGCCGTGAAGCGAAAGGACATTGACCTTGATAGCACAAAGGGGCGTGAACTTGCACTTGCTGATAATGCAACAAGCAAGGCAAACATCTCTTGGGACAACGAAATGATAATGCAATGTGCATTGCAATTTGACTTTGACCCCGAGGATTGGGGTGTCTCAATGCCTGAACCCGAAGAAGAGGAGCAAGAAGAACCTAAAAAGGACATTGATACAAAACTAATCGTTGAGTGTGGCGATGTCACAAAGTTATCGTTGTTATTCAGCGAGTTACAAGATAGGGGCTTTAAGTGCGAACTGAAAGAATAGCCCTATCAATAAGATAATTAAGATAAAACCGCCCTAAAAAGGGCTTTTGAATACTATGGCAAAGTATAGCAAAAAAGTGGTTGAAAGGATTGTCGGGCTTGTGAAGTCCGACACTTACACCATTGCGGAGATTTGCCAGCAAGTGGGTATATCTCCTGCAACCTTTCACAGATGGCAAGAGGAGCACGAAGATTTTGCAATTGCTATCGAGGAAGCGCGAGAATCGCGAATGCAATTCTTCGTGCAGGAAGCCAAGAAGTCGTTGCTGAAGAAGATACAAGGCTATGAGGTGACGGAATCAAAGGTTGTCACCATACCAGGCAAGGAAAAGGATGCCAACGGTAAGCCGAAACCCATTATCAAGGAACAAACCACCACCAAGAAGCACATCCAACCTGACACAGCGGCTGTTATCTTCACTTTGACCAATGGCGACCCTACAAGATGGCGAAATAGACAGACAACGGAAGTAACCGGCAAGGACGGCAAAGACTTATTCAAGACCCTTTCGGATGAAGACTTGGATAAGGAAATTGCAGACCTTGAAAAGAAGTTGAAGCAATGATGGTAGTAAAGAATAGCCTAACCCCTTTCTAAGGTTTTGTAGCAATCAATCTATTTGGTATTGTGTTCGTGCGAAAGGACTATGAGTTAAGAAGCGTTGCCGGCTATCAACGAATGCTTGTTCACGAGGGAATACACACAAAGCAGATGCAGGAACTATTGTACCTGCCTTTCTATGTGTGGTATCTTCTTGAATGGCTTGTTAGGCTTGTGATGTATCGAGATAGGCACAAGGCTTATCGCAACATCAGCTTTGAGCGTGAAGCATACGCAAACCAAGATAACCGATACTACAACAAAGAACGCAAACGGTACTCATTTCTTCAATATATCAAAGAGCAATGAACAGAGAAATTAAATTTAGAGGAAAGAGTGTGGATAATGGCGAGTGGGTGTATGGCGACTTGATGCACAATGCGCATCGTAACGAACGAGCGTCAATATTGTATGTACCACGTGTTATAGATTTTCCTGGTCAAATTTGCAATGTACCTATTATTAAAGATACTATCTGTCAGTTTACAGGATTACACGATAGCGATGGAAAAGATATATACGAGGGGGATATACTCATAGATGAGGATTTTTACTTCCCTCTTAAAATGGTATGGTTTGATGGATGTTTCAAACTGCATGGAATAGGGCTTCATCTTCCAGATGTTATACCCGCCTACGAAAGACTTCAACTAGGGGATTTGAAAATCGTCGGCAACATCCATGACAACCCAGAATTATTGCAATGACAAGGAGCGAAAGGGTAAGATATATGCAAGCATTAAGGGAACGTTTGGTTCGAGAGAGCAGAACGGACCTTTTGCGTTTTACCCTTTCAACAATGCCTACCTTTGAGCCGGCAGACTTTCACAAACGATACTATGGCGTATTGACCCAGTTTGCACATCGAAAAATCAAGAAACTTATGGTCTTTATGCCACCGCAACATGGGAAGTCGGAGGGCTCAACAAGACGCTTGCCGTCTTTCATATTAGGACAGAATCCAGACTTGCGCTTGGCTATTGTTTCATATTCTGCAACAAAAGCCAAGAAGTTTAATAGAGAGATACAACGCATAATTGATACTCCTGAATATCACGAGATTTTCACAGAAACCACACTGGGTCTATCTTCGATTTCAGACGATGCCACCCGTGGTTACATCCGCACAACAGAAGAGTGTGAGATTGTAGGACATTTGGGTAGCTTCAAGACGGTAGGTGTGGGCGGTGCTTTGACGGGTGAACCCGTGGATGTTCTGATTATGGATGACATCTACAAGGATGCCAAAACGGCTTGGTCTTCAACGGTGCGTGAGAGTGTTTCGGATTGGTACGATACGGTTGCTGAAACACGCTTGCACAACGATTCACAACAACTTATCGTCTTCACACGTTGGCACGAGGACGACCTTGCAGGGACGTTATTGCGACAGCAGGGGGTATATGACCCTAAGGACAACCCAGACGGGTGGGTGGTTGTGATATATCAAGCTATCAAGCAAGGTGCGCCAACGGACTATGACCCCCGACAAGAGGGTGAAGCACTTTGGAACGAACGGCACAACATCGAGAAGCTGAAAGCAATCAGAAAGCGTAACCTACACGTTTTCGATAGTCTTTATCAGCAAGACCCGAAACCGAGTGAGGGTTTGATGTATGACTCTGGATTTACGGAATACAACATTCGACCTGCCACGAAGTATTGCATCCGCAAGGCTTATGTGGATACGGCGGACACAGGTGCGGACTACCTTTGCGCAATTATCTATGACGAAACGGAGGTTGGGAATTACCTTGTTGATGTACTCTACACGCAGAAGCCTATGGAGTACACAGAACCCGAACTTGCCCGCATTTTAACAAAACACGGAGTGCAAGAATGTGTTGTTGAGAGCAACAATGGCGGTCGAGGGTTTCAAAGAGCCGTTGAGAAGCAATGCAGATTGATAGGGAATGCCAAGACTAAGTTCAAGTGGTTCCATCAAAAGGAAAACAAGGAGGTGCGCATCAATGTCAATTCGGCAGCCGTGCAGAACCTAACCTTTATGCCACAAGGGTGGATAAGCCTATTTCCTGAATTTGCATCTGCAATAACCAGCTATATGAAGATTGGAAAGAACGCCCACGATGATGCCCCCGATGCCCTAACAGGCACGATTGAAAGGAGAAAGAACCGCGTAAAGTCTGACATAGCAGGTCTTTTTGGACGGTAGTATATATCACTATAAAAGAATAAAGATATGCCATTAGAAGAATTATTCAAGAATGCGTCGGCGAGTGATATTATCGCAGAGTTGAAAAGCAAGCGTACAACGGCACAGCCCGACATCCAGCAAGCAAAGAAAGCACTTGACCCTAAGTTGCACGACATCAACGACCCTATTATTCGCCCTGATAAGCGCGTGAAGATTGACAATGGGGCTGATGATGCCGACAAGGTAATTAGTACGGGAGGAGAAAGCGGAAACTTCCGAATTGAGAAAGTCGCACGTGTTGCAGTAGCCTTGCAGAAACTGATTATCAACCGTGCCGTTTCATTTGTGTTTGGAAACCCTGTTGCTTACAATGCAACACCTGAAACAGAAAAGCAAGAAGCGGTGTTAAAAGCCTTGAATCGTGTGTTGTACGATAATAAGACTACTTCGATGAACCGCAAGATTGCACGAAGTATATTCGGCTTCAAGGAGTGTGCAGAGTTATGGTATGTTCAAAAGAAAGCAAAGCCACACAATACATACGGCTTTCAAACTAAGTTCAAATTGCGTTGCGCGTTGCTTTCACCAATGCAGGGCGACACCCTATATCCTTACTTCGATGAAACTGGCGACTTGATAGCCTTTTCCCGTTCATATTCACGCACTACAAGCGACAAGAAGCGCTTTGATTACTTTGAAACCTACACTGATACAGAACATTGGCTTTGGATGAATGGTGCAAGCGGATATGAAGTTGTAGATGGCTATCCGAAAGAAGTTGCTATTGGCAAGATACCTATTGTGTACGGCTATCAAGAACACTTTGAAACGCAAGACGTGGACAGTCTGATTGATAGACTGGAAAAGCTATTGTCAAACTTTGCAGACACAAACGATTACCACGCAAGCCCAAAGATATTTGTTACAGGGCAAATCAACGGCTGGAGCAAGAAAGGTGAAGCTGGGGCGGTAATCGAGGGTGAAGAGGGTGCAACAATGAACTATGTTTCTTGGCAAAATGCACCTGAAAGCGTGAAGTTGGAGATTGAAACGCTTTTGAAATTAATTTACACAATATCACAGACGCCCGACATCAGCTTTGAGAGTGTAAAGGGGCTTGGCGCAATTAGCGGTATTGCCTTGAAATTGCTGTTTATGGACGCACATTTAAAAGTGCAGGACAAAAAAGAGGTGTTCGACAACTATTTGCAAAGGCGTGTAAACGTTATAAAGGCGTTTGTGGGGCAATTCAACACAGAGTTTGAAGAAGATGCTGATTTGTTGGAAGTAGAGCCTGAAATAACGCCCTATATGCTTACAAACGAGCTTGACGAAATCAATATGTGGCTTGCCGCTAATGGCAACAAGCCACTTGTATCACAGAAAGCGAGCGTTAAGGGAGCGAACCTTACCCAAGACCCTGAAAAGGACTTTGAACAGATACAAGAGGAAGCAAACGCAGATAGTGCTTTCTCTATTGGTGAACCTGTACTGGATGCGTAACCGATGGCAAAGCGAGCAGTAGCAACAAGGGTTGCACCCAAGTATAAGTGTAAGGATTGCAAGCACTCTTACGATTGGCACGAGAAGAATTGGCAAGGGGAACTGTTTATGTGCCGTTGTCCCTATTACACAGGTGGCAAGTATTGTAAGTTCTTGAAAGACCCTCAATGTGAACACTTCGAGTTAAGACATGATGGCTAAAAGGCAGAAGACAAAAGTATTTTCCTTTCAAGGGTTCGATAATGCACACTACAAGACCACGGCAGCTTACACGCGCGCCGTGAATGCCTTGTTTGACAAGGCGACAAGTGATATTGCAGATGTTGCAAGCAAGGAAAAATATAACCCCGATAAGCCCTTTTCCTTTGAGGACTATCCCAAGGTTAAGGCAAGGCTTCAAACGACCTTAAAAGGGCTTGCAAAGAAGATGCAGGCGGTTATTGAATTGGGTTCAAGGAAGCAATGGATATTCGCTTGCCAAAAGAACGATGAGTTCATTGCATCCATCTTTGACACAGCGAAGCTAACCAAAGGACGTTTGAAGAAGATGCAAGACCGCAACCTTGATGCGTTGCAATCCTTTCAACAGCGTAAAGTGGGCGGTATGAACCTTTCGGAGCGTGTTTGGAAGTACACCCAGCAATACAAAGACCAAATCGAAATAGGGCTTGATGTAGGGCTTGGGGAGGGGCGCAGCGCACAACAGCTTTCAAGGGACTTGCGACAGAGCTTGCAAGACCCTAACCGCCTATTTCGCCGTGTTCGTGATAAACGTGGCAATCTGCATCTATCAAAGGCGGCAAAAGCCTTTCATCCCGGCACGGGTGTATATCGGTCGAGCTACAAGAATGCAATGAGATTGACCCGTTCGGAAATCAATATGGCATATCGAGAAGCAGACCACTTGCGTTGGCAACAGCTCGATTTTGTGGTAGGGTTTGAGGTTCACCGCTCGAATCACGAACCCCAATTTAAGTGTAAGCTGTGCGATAGACTTGTTGGGTGTTACCCAAAATGGTTTAAGTACAAAGGTTTTCATCCACAATGTATGTGTTATGCAACTCCCATTTTGATGGACGAAAAAGACTTCGACAATCAAGAGTTATCAGACCTCAAAAGCGCATTAAAGGGAACAGAGTACAAGAAGTATTCTGCGAAGAATGCAGTCACAGATTATCCCGAAGAATTTAAGAAATGGGTAGAGGAAAACGCCCCAAAGCAGGCAGGATGGGCTACAACCCCCTATTTTATAAAGGATAACTTTGTGGATGGTGATTTATCAAAGGGCTTGATATACATTCCGAACGCAAAGCCCCTTACGTTGCTTGAAAAGGCGGCAATCAGACATCAGCAGCGCACACAAGAGC